TTACTAACTATCTGACACCAAAACCAAAGCCGATGTCATCTTTAGAACCAGAAGATGCCACTGTCAACTTTGCCTTTAGTGGGGTCACAAACGTCAGTCGTGCTGGTGTAGCCTTACCTCTTGTATTTGGAGATATCTTTGTTGGAAGTATAAATGTATCAAATGGAATTGATACAGACCAGATTGAGGTTTCTGTATAATGACAGAATTTATTGGCCCTGATCAAGAATTTGCACTCCCCGATTTAATGCAAGCTCATTACTTTGGTGAAATTTCAGATCAAGGTATTGATGATTTTTTAAAAGAATTTGGACTTGGTGGATTAGGAAATGATATTGTTTTTGATGCAAATGGAAAGTTAATTGAAATAGATGGTATTACTGTTGAGACAGGTAACTTTTCACAATCTGGAACTACAGCAACAATTACACATGATGGCAGTGAAACAATACAAGTAGGTGATGTATTAAATATTATTTTTGTTGTAGGTTCAAATGAAAATACACCAGAAGTTTTGACAGTAACAGCAGTAAGTTCATCTACTGTTTTTACTGTCACAAGATCATCTTCTCAGACAATATCTAATGAAATAGTAAGTTTTTATTTAACTGTAGGTGATGTTGTTGATTTAAACGTAACCTCTGGTACTGCTACAACAGAGAATGTAATTGTCACTTCTGTCACTTCTTCAACAGAATTCAAAGTTGCAAGTAGCACTTCTGTTTCTACATCAGGTAATGCTACTTTTACAAAGCAAAACAGTGTAAACATAACAGCAGGTGATGTTGATGGCATACAAACTACTACAGATTCAATATTATCAAGTAAGCAATCCAATGATCTTATAGATGTTTTATCAGAAGGAGAGATAGCTGGTTTTCATTCACCATTAGAAGCAGGTCTTACGCAGGGTACTGATAAATATAATATTGCAGCATTAAAGGATGTTTTTCTAAATGGGACGCAAGTTTTAAAAAATTCAGCAGATATAAATAATCTTACGGAGGGTGATTTTAATTTTACAAGAGAAGATATAAGTTTTGAACCTAGATTTGGAACGTCTAGTCAGACTGCCTTAGATACTATTAATGAAATAGAATCTGAAACTGCTGTTGGTGTTGAAGTAACAAAAGCAACACCAGTATCAAGGTCAATTTCAAATCAGATAGATAAATTAAGAATCACTATTGTATTTCCTTCTCTTCAAGAATTTAATACAGATGATGGATCTACAAATGGTACACAAGTCAATTTATCTATAAAAATTACCGAGAATAATGGTACAGAACATAGAGTCATTAAAGGAACAAAAGGTGCTGTAATCGGTAAGACAAATACACAGTATTTTAGAGATTATATTATTAAAGGATTATCAAATCTAAGCTATCCAATAACCGCTACTGTCACTAGAGTCACTAATGATTCTACTGATATCAATTTACAGAATAAATTTACTTGGTCATCTTTTACAGAGATAACAGCAGAACAGAGAGCTTATGTGGATATTGCACACGTTGGCTTACGTTTTAATGCTGAATCTTTTAGATCAATACCAACAAGAACATACAGAATAAGAGGAATAAAAGTAAAGATTCCACATAATGCAACTGTAAGGTCTGATGGCAGTTTATCTTTCAGTGGCAGTTTTAATGGCACATTAAAAACAGATAAGGAGTATACTAACGATCCAGCATGGGTTCTATATGATGTTTTAACTAATACTCGTTATGGTGCATCAATTTCAGAGACAGCAATAGATAAATTTGCTTTCTATTCTGCATCTGAATACAACTCAACACAGATAGATGATGGTTCTGGAACAGGTACAACCGAAGCTAGATTTAGTTGTAATGTAAATATTAATAATCAGAAGGAAGCATTTGAACTTATACAGGATCTTTGTTCTGTAATGAGAGTACAGGCTTTTTATGAAGCTGGTAGTATTACGATCTCACAGGATAGGCCATCTGATCCTGTCTATACCTTCAATGTCTCTAACGTAACTGAAGGTGGTTTCTCATATAGCAATCAGAGTCAGAAGGCTAAGTTTACAAAAATAAATGTAGGTTTCTTTGATATGACAACACAGGCTATTGATTATGAAACAGTAGATGACACAACAGCACAGTCAAGGTACGGAATAAAAACACAGACTATAAAAAGCTTTGCCACAACATCAAGAGGACAGGCTTCAAGAATGGCAAAATGGTTATTGTTTAACCAGAATAATTCTTCTGAAATAGTTAACTTTAGTGTTACCGCTGAAGCAGGTGTATTGGTACGTCCTGGACAGATAATATCGGTGGCAGATGAAGTTAAACAGGGAGTGAGAAGAGGAGGAAGAATAAAAACAGGTATCAGTACAACTCAGATAGAAGTTGATGATACAGCATCCACTGATCTTGTTACTTCTAATACGGCAAAACTATCAGTGATCTTATCTGATGGAACGCTTGAGACAAAAGAGATTAGTGGTATATCAGGTGCTACTGTTACTGTCTCTTCTGCTTTTTCTTCCGTACCACAGGCAAATAGTGTTTGGGTTATAGAGAACAGAACTCTTGAACCTACGACATGGAGAGTTGTAAACGTACAGGAACAGGAAAATCTTACATTTAGCATCACAGCAGCATCACATAACAGTGGTAAGTATGCCTTTGTTGAAGATGGCACTCCCTTGCCAACAAAAAACTTTACTCTAGTAACCAAAAAACTACCTGCTCCAACAAACTTATCTGCAACAGAAGAAATTATTGTTATCAATAATAAAGCTGTTTCAAGATTAAATATACAATTTGCCTCTGTAAAAGGTGCTATTGGTTATTATCTACAACATAATTTTAATGATTCTAATTTTATTAATGTTCAATTAAAATCAACAGAATTTTTTATAGATAATATTTCTAAAGGTAATTTTGTTATTAGAGTATTTTCAATAAATATAATAAACAAACTTAGTGAAAGACCAAATGAGATTAAGTTTACATCTATTGGAAAAACTGCTTTACCTTCTGATGTTCAGAATTTAAAAGTTGAAACAATATCAGATCAATTATTAAGGTTACGTTTTGATAAATCTACTGATGTTGATGTATTACATGGAGGCAATGTTGTCGTCAGACATAGTAACTTAACAGATGGTACTGGTACATTTACTAATTCTGTTGATTTAATACCTGCTTTACCTGGGTCAGTGAGTGAAACGATGTTACCTGCTATAAATGGTGAGTATATTCTTAAATTTAGAGATGATGGTGGTAGATTAAGCTCTGGAGAGGCATCTGTTGTTGTTGTTAACCCCGATCCATTACCTAAACTCCTTGTATTTAATGATAGAGAAGATACAGATTCACCTCCTTTTGCTGGAACTAAATCTGACTGTTTCTTTTCTGATGAAGTAAATGGTCTTGTTTTGGGATCAACTGAAACTTTAGATGATGTTACAGATTTTGATGCCATAGCTGATTTTGATTTTATTGGTGATGTAGATTTCTTAACAGGCGGTAGTTATGATTTTGCTAAAATCCTTGATCTTGGTGCTGTTAATCCTTTACGTCTGACAAGGCATTTTGTAACGCAGGGTTTCTACCCTAATGATCTAATTGATAAAAGAACAGCAAATATAGATAGTTGGACAGATTTCGATGCAGCTACAGCGTTTAATGTCAACGCAAAATTACTTGTAGCTACTACTAATGACGCACCTTCTAATGGTTCTAGTTATCAGGATAGTGATTTCACAGGAAAGACATTTAATATCTTTGCTAATGGAACGTATGTTGGCAGAGGGTTTAAATTTAGATGTTTATTAGAGTCAGAAGATCCAGCCCAAAGTATAGAGATAGATCAACTTGGATATAAAGCAGAATTAGATAGAAGAACAGAGCAAAAAAGTAATTTAAGTAGTGGTACAAGTGCTTCTGGATTAGCTGTTACTTTTGACCAACCTTTTTTCACAGGAGCAGCAGAAACTAGTGTTGGTGTTGATACGCAAAAACCAAGCATAGGTATTACTGCCAATGATTTAGCTGCTAATGAAAGATTTGAGATAACAAATTTATCTGGAAGTGGTTTTACCATTAAATTTATTGATGCAAGTAGTAATCCTGTAAATAAAACATTTAGTTTTACAGCAGTAGGCTTTGGACGTGGTAGTTAGTGTTGGTTTAAGATATACTTAGAGAAAATTTTGGATTAGGAAATGGCACAACACGATTATGTAATAGATAACTCCACAGGAGCAAACGTCAGGGCTGATATTAATAGTGCTTTACAGGCGATAGTTACTAATAATTCTGGATCTTCAGCACCTAGTGCTACGTTTCCATTTATGTTGTTTGCGGATAGTTCTGCTGGCACAATGAAGATAAGAAATGCAGCAGATAACGCATTTATAGAACTGTTTCAACTTGATGGTACGTTTACACTGGAAGATGGCTCTGCAAGTACGCCTGCACTAGCTTTTAGAGATGATTTAAACACAGGTATTTTTCAACCAGGTAATAATCAATTGGCAGTATCATGTAATGGTACACAAGTTGTTGAATTTGGAACTGCAGAAGCTGTTTTTAATGATACTGGTGCAGATATAAATTTTAGGATTGAAGGTAGTGGAGAAGATAACTTATTTATGGTAGATGCTGGTAATGATCGGATTGGTATTGGTACATCAATTCCTGATAATCTATTACATTTATTTGAAAGCAGCACAACGCAAACGGCAGATGCAAGTTCACAACTTGTTATAGAAAAAAATAGTAATTCTGGTATAACAATTCTTTCTGGTAATGTTCATAATGGTCGTATTTTATTCGGTGATAGTGGAGATAATGATATAGGTCAAATTGATTATGACCACAATAATAATAATCTTAGTTTTACTGTAAATGCTAATGAACGTATGCGTATAGATTCGTCTGGAAGGATGCTTATAGGTACTACTACTGAAGGTGAAGTAAATGCAGACGACCTGACAATTGCAAATTCGGGGCAATGTGGTATTACAATAAGATCAGGTACAACTAATGATGGTCAAATATTTT